ATCGTTCTTGAAAATGCTGGCGAACAGGTATCCAACCTTGTTTGCACAATGAGTCCAAATGCTAATGGGTGTCTTATTCTCAGGATGCACAAATCCTCCACATTTGATCCAGAAACACCAACGGGGAACTAAACCAATGAAACTAATAACCGAAATGTGCGAAGAAGTAGAAGTGGTTACAGAAGCAAAAGAAGGTGGTGAAGGTAAGAACTACTACCTTCAGGGCATCTTTATGCAGTCTGGTGAAAAGAACCGCAATGGTAGGTTGTATAAGAAAGAGATTCTACAACGAGAAGTCACTAGATATATCAAAGAGAACATCAAAAAGAACCGTGCTTATGGTGAGTTAGGTCATCCCGAAGGTCCCACCATTAATCTTGACCGTGTATCACATATGATCAAAGAATTGGTTGAAGATGGTAACAATTTTGTTGGTAAGGCATTGGTTTTAGACACACCAAGTGGAAAGATTGTGCAGGAATTCCTCAAACAGGAAGCCTCTTTAGGCGTTTCGTCAAGAGGTATGGGTTCACTAAAACCGTCTAAAGGTGTTCAAGAAGTGCAGGATGATTTCATTCTTGCGACCCCTGCCGACATAGTTGCGGACCCGTCTGCAAAGGATGCATTTGTGAACGGTATCATGGAAGGTAGGGAATGGGTTTGGGACAATGGTATTGTCCGAGAGGTCGATATTGCCAAGTACCACCAAGCAATTTCTGGGGCGAGTAGAAGCGACCTAGAGTCAACACAACTTAAGGCTTTTTCCAATTTCATACAAAAATTGTAAGTTGAAAGAAGAAAAAGTATAAATATAAGACAATATTAGAAAGTCTTTCAAGAGGAGATTAACAATGGCTGGAGAAAATATGCGAGGAGCGCTTGAGGATACAAGCCTAAACGAGGTAAAGAAGAAAAAGAGTGACCATAGCGGTGGCGAACCCGGCACTGGTGTTAAACCCGCCGAAGTTCCAAGCCCGGCTGAAGATCCTAAAGATGCCGAAGACCCCAAGGCTGATGACAAAGAGGGTAAAGAAACTGATGCCGAGATGGGCAAGAAAAAGAAGTCCGCAACTAAGGTGGACATGAAGGTAGAAGATAAAACTCCTACCGCTAAAGTTCCCACAACAAAGGCTGGTATGATTAATAACATGCTAGATAACCTTAAAGGTCTGAAGAAAGCCGAATTAGAGTCTATCTTCCCCGACCTTATGAAATCCTTTGTTCAGGAAGATGATGATTTAGGTGACAATGATTCAGGTGACGACGCTAAGAAAGTGGTTCCTGGAGAAGAGGAAGAGGAAGTCAAACCGTCCAACCTCAAGAATAAAAAGGATGAGGATGAGGATATGCAAGCAACGGAATCAAAGAGGGTATCAAAGAAAATCACTAAGGAAGATATTGACCTTAAAGACGACGTTGAAGCCCTATTTGAAGGTGACGAGGAACTCTCCGACGAATTTAAAGACAAGGCAACTCTGATTTTTGAAACTGCCGTGGTTACCAAGATCAACAAGAAACTTGAGGAAATCACTCAGGAAAACGACAAAGAATTAGAAGAAGTCACAGACAAAATGAAAAGCAACCTTACATCTTCAATGGAGACTAAGGTTGATGAATATCTTGAGTATGTGGTTGAAGAATGGATGGCTGAGAACCAGTTAGCTATTGAATCAGGCATCCGTAACGAACTTACTGAGGAGTTTATTTCAGGTCTCAAGACCCTATTTGAAGACCATTTCATTGACATTCCAGAGTCTAAGGTAGATGTTGTTGAGGAACTTGGAAACAAGGTCGATGAGCTTGAAAGCAACCTCAACCGTGAAATTGAAACAAACATAAAATTGAGAAAATCCAATGATGATTTCGCAAAATCTGATGTCATTGCTGATGTTTGTAGTGGTCTAGTAGATACCGAGATTGAAAAGGTTACGGAACTAGCTGAAGGTATTGACTTCGAGAACGAAGAAGACTATAAGCAGAAGTTAGAAACCGTTAAAGAGAACTACTTTCCGTCAGAGACAAGAGAAGATGGAAAAGTCGTAATTGATAATGATATTGATGGAAATCCTGTAGATGACGAAGTATTAATAGCAGACCCAACGATGGCCAGATACTCAGATGCCATTTCTAGAACTGTAAAACATTAATTTTATAAATAACTATTAGTAAACATAAAGGAGAACTAAAATGTATCTTAATGAAGAATTACAAAGGAAGTGGCAGCCAGTTCTTGAACATGAGGACCTTCCAAAAATTGATGATCCTCATAAGCGAGCCGTTGTTGCAACACTTCTTGAAAACCAGCAAAGAGATGCACAAGATCAGGCCGGAGGCTCCGGCACATACGCTGGACCACAGTCACTGTTAGAAGCAGCCCCCACAAATGCGATGGGTGCATCTTCTTCAACGGCCGGTGATGGTTCAGTTGATATTTTTGACCCCGTCCTTATCTCACTGATAAGGCGAGCTGCTCCCAATCTTATCGCTTTCGATATTATGGGTGTGCAGCCTATGACTGGTCCGACTGGACTTATCTTTGCAATGCGCTCACGTTACACAAGCCAGACTGGCGCAGAAGCTCTGTTCAACGAAGCAAATACTACATTCTCTGCTTCCGCTGCAGGTAATACGGTCTCAGTAGACCAATTCGCAAACGCTCAGGTGGGTTCAACCCCAGCTGGTGCAACTGCTGCTAGCTATACCGCTGCTCAGGCAATGACGACAGCAGCTGCCGAAGCTCTCGGTGACGCAACAACTAATGCGTTCCAAGAGATGGCCTTCTCAATTGAGAAGATTGCTGTTACTGCTCGCTCAAGAGCCCTCAAAGCAGAGTACACGATGGAACTTGCTCAGGATCTTAAAGCCGTTCACGGACTGGATGCTGAAACAGAACTTGCTAACATTCTTTCAACTGAAATCCTTGCAGAAATTAACCGAGAAATGGTTCGTAAGATCAACATTTCTGCGACAATCGGTGCTCAGGAGAATGTGACTACAGCAGGCACTTTTGACCTTGATACTGATGCCAACGGTCGTTGGTCAGTTGAAAAGTTCAAGGGACTTATGTTCCAGCTTGAGAGAGAAGCTAACCAAATTGCTAAGGCGACTCGTAGGGGTAAGGGTAATATCTTGATTTGTTCTTCTGATGTTGCATCTGCTCTACAGATGGCAGGTGTCCTAGATACCTCTCCTGCTCTGTCGAATAGCCTAAATGTTGATGACACTGGTAATACCTTTGCTGGTGTTCTTAATGGACGATATAAGGTCTACATTGATCCTTATTTCGCACCGACATCTGGTATCCATTATGCAACAGTTGGTTATAAGGGCACAAGCCCCTTTGACGCTGGCTTATTCTATGCACCGTATGTCCCATTACAGATGGTAAGGGCAATCGGTGAGAATACCTTCCAGCCGAAGATTGGCTTTAAAACTCGATATGGTCTAGTAGCTAACCCATTCGCAACAACTGCTGCTGATGGTGTGGTTGCTTTCGCTAAGAAAAATGTCTATTACAGAAGGTTCTCAATTAATAACCTAATGTAATCAAGCGAATAGACCAAGATTTAAGAGGGAGAAGAAATTCTCCCTCTTTTTTTTGTACTCAAAAGGTATAAATAGGGTCCATAGAGAAGGATAGACAATGGCAGTTTTAGACGCACAACCAGACACCACAAACTTTTTATCACCTGTTGGGTTTCGTTTCTCATTAAAACGTGCTCCAACTTTGACATATTTTACTAAAGGAGTGTCTCTACCCGGGATCAACTTAGGAGAAATACCCCTTCAAAATCCTTTTGTTAAAATACCACAACCGGGTGATAAATTGGCTTTTGACCCCATTACCTTAAGGTTTGGTGTTGATGAGAATTTGAAAAACTATCAAGAGATTTATGATTGGATGGTAGGACTTGGGTTTCCTGAAAGTTATGCTCAATCAAAACACCCACAGATTGACAGGCAGGATTTCACAGATAAAGCCGACATCGTTTCTGATGGAACCCTAACGGTTTTGACAAGTGGTATGAACCCAAGTGTAGAATTTACATTTAAGGATATGTTCCCAACCATGTTATCCCCATTACCTTTTGGTTCAGATTTCTCAGAAATTGAATATATGGAATGTGATGTAACTTTCCTTTATACATCCTTTGAGATGAACATTTTGTAATTGACAAATGCTCTATATTGTGTTATACTTAAAAACTATAATACAATTAGACGAGTTTTACGATGAAATTGGAAGAAATACAAGAGCTCTGGTCAAAGGATTGTCGCATAGACCAGTATAGTCTAGA